ACCATACACCCAAGGACCACATATAGCAGTGTTATATGTTCGTTCTTTAATGAGTTCGTCAATTTCAGGGAACCCTGTTTCTACCCACGCTTCAACTTCTACATTACCACTTTCTGTTAAATGAGTAATGATAAATTCACGAATACCATTCAGCTCATGGTCCTTTGGTTTTCTATTATCACCAGCTTCGTAAGAACCTTTATCAATAACGCCGATAGAAGTTTCCAATAGTTTTGCGACATTTTCATATTCCCACAAAACATAGTTAGGGTCCTGGACATCAGTTATGATTTTACCTTCAACACCATCTTCAAGGAAATAATTGCTTGGTTCAATATGAGTAAACAAAATGTTTACTGGAACTAATTTATTCAAATCGTCCAATGCCAAAGTATTAAAAGGTCTAGTGAAATGATAAATTGAATAGTTACCAGCTAAATCCCAAACAACCAAGGTGAAATTTGATTTGGTATATTTTTCAAGTTCAATAACTTCTCCATTGTAATGAACTGGTGTTTTCTTATAACTACCATTTTCATTTAAAATACCTTCTTCAGTAATATAGTGAACATCTGTTATATAAGTTTCTTTTGTTTGTGGGTTTTTCTTAATTTGACCCCACATTTCATTTAAAGAAAATACTACTTTATAGTTACCCTTACTTGTTCCACAAAATTCTATTTTTTCCAAATAAGGTTTCTGTATAATTTTTTCTAAACTTCTATCGTAGTAATAGAGAATTTTATCTGGGTTATTTACAATTCTATCTATGTCCGTTACTTCACCAGTAACAAGAGCAATTTGTCTATAATCAAGTCCAACTTCATCTTGGAATTCAATAGCAATAGTTCTTACTGCTTTAGAATAAATCTTTCTGATTTTTTTACCATCTTTAATTATAGTTTCTTTTCTACCATCAAGTTGTGCTTCCAAAGCCAAATACTCTGTTCCATAATCACTAATGAACTTAGGTGGAATAGGGTCAATGGTTACATTCTGTGTAGTGTTAGTAATACGAATAAATTTACTATCACCAGGTTTTAAGTATCTAGTTGTGTTGTATGGATGTTTGCTATCCCATTCTTCGTTGTCAATATCAGGACCAGTTCCATTTTCACCACCTTCATATTCTAATACAGGGTGATTAGGGTCCCAGGTATATTCATCGTATTGTCTTAACTCACTAGCATCACCACATAAATGCCAAGTATCAGTACCGAACAAATTACCACCAACCTGCATATCAGGTGTCAAGAAGATATTATCTTGGTTATCACTGTTATATTGCCAGCGGTAGTCCCAGGTGGCATCTTGTCTGCGTACAGATGAATTTATTATGGTTTCACTATGTTTTAACATTATCCCTCCCACATACTGAGAGAATCAAAGGTTCTCTTATCCAATGTGGTGAACTTAATTACAGGCCATTCTTTTTCGCACTGTCTAGCATAATTTGAAATTATGAATATACGCTTGATTATAGGATTCTTTACTGTAATAACTTCTTCTCGCTTACTGTTGTTCACGATATGATGCATAAGTTCGGGCTTGTATTTTACCAATTTTGTACAAAGGTTTTTACTCAATGCTTTCGTAGCATTTTGTAAGTCGGATTCACTACAAGAATCAATGAATCCATACAAGTCACTTGTCATTAAGACTTTCTTCTTAAATGTTTCCCAATCAGTCGCAATAGCTTCTTTCGCATCACCTAACAAGGAGACAGACTTTTCTTCAAACCAGTTATTCAAGTTCATTCTGTTCCAAAGATACTTAGAAATGATTTGACATTTCAAGACACGAAGTTCGTCCTTGAAGGTTTCGGAATAAGTGACGAAATCGGTCCACTCTTTAGAATCTTCGTTTGCGATAACTCGGTTGATAAATTCTTCGTAATAACGAGTTCCTTCAACTTGAATGATACATTCTGCCTTTGTGAATGGGTTGTTGCTATTGTTGTACATTGTTTCAGGATTTATTGTGACAGCATAAGAATTAGCTGTAGAAATTTCCTTCAATGTTTGAACTAACACATTGTAAGGACATTGAACATATCCTGTAAATATACTTTTAGATAGCACATTTTCTAATTCTTTTTTAGACAATGGCAAAGTTGTTTTCTGTATGTTAAAAATTTCACTATAACTGAGCATATACTATCCTTTATTACTATATTTATATACACGAAAAAGGACCCTAGTCTAGGGTCCTTTTTGATAAATTTATGTGTTATAGTTTACTTTGTACCAAATTTTTCGGCAAATTCGTTTGCAGTATATTTGTCACCTTTAGCAGTTTCTACACCTGTAAGTTCACCATTAAAAATTGTGAGAATGACATCGCCTATTTCGTCAAAGACAGTATAGAACTTATAGATACCTCTGTAAACAAGTTTATAACCATCTCCTCTACGCCAATCAGAGTGCCATTTAATACCATTTTCCTGTGTATATTCATATACTACTTGACCAAGCCAATCAAGTGTATCATCTTCAGCATGAGTTTCTTTGATAAGATAATAACCTTGGTTATCCAAAAATTCTATTGCTTCTTGTAAATTCATTATGCTTCCTCCAAATTTTTAACATTAAACTTCTTGACGAGCTGCCAATTATGTTTTTCTTTGTGTGGAAGCACGAAAATACGAACATTGTGTTCAGCAATTTCTTCTGGCTTAACAATCTCAATCATATTCCATTTTTGTAAACAGAATGCTATTGAGTTTCGTCTTTCTATATCTTCCAAACTTACATTACCAAATCCTGGAAAACCATCTTTGCCACGACCGAGAATAAACAACTGTTTAAAGTGGCCGATATAATATGTACCGAAATGCTTTAGCAAGTGGCAGGACTGGTATAAAATCTTATTTTTGTTATCGGGTATTCCCATTCTTGTTAGAGTTTCTTCAATGATAGATGGTTCTACCAGCAATTTTACCTCTAACAATTTATTTGTCATTGTATTCATTGTATCACCTATTTAAGAATTAGAGGTTGTGGTTGCCATTCAAAGTCTTTCAATTCATTATTGAAAATCGTTTGGGCAACTTGGGCTGGATTTAATTCGGTCTCATTGGTATCGTTATTAAATTCTTTTGCGATTATATCACGAACTGTTGTATAACGAATTAAATCACTTTCATCTAATTTAGAGAAACCGTAATTATTATACCCTTTATTGGTGTACAATGTTTTTAATTCAGTGGCTAATGCAGATATATCAAGATAATGTTCATTATAGAAAAGATACTTTTTGTTCTGGACTATTCTAGCAGTCCAGGTCTGTGGGTTAATTTCTTTTAGATAATCAAAAACATCTTTTTCTTTCACCGGTGCGGGTGCTACTGGTGCGACAATTTTCTTGACTTTAACTTGCGGAACCTCAACCTTTTGGTGGTTATAGGCTTTATCCATATTCAATTTCACATATTCTCTAAACGATAAATTCATATTGTATTTATGACTTTTCGCTATTTACTAATGATTCTATTGAATATATGGACTATCTTTCCGTCTAATGAAACATAAGGAATTTTGAAACTAACTGAATGTTCGTTAGGAATTGTTTTAACTTCAGCTTCACTACGATAAATTGAAACAGGAACCCAAAATTCTATCTGGTCAAAAACCATATTGATTAGACCATCAATCTGTGTATGGTTTTCAAACAGAACTTTATATAGGGGAGAACTAAAACTCAAATTGAAAATTCTCTCATAAGGTTCAGTACACAATACGGCTTCAATGGCTTGGTCCAGTGCGTCAGAGCCATAAATCTCTACGTGTTCTGATAATTTATCCCCGTTCAAATCATAATAAGGGTTTGGTGTTCGTAATTCACCTAAATTCTTAAAATCCGGGTTGGCACTTAATGGCAGCATTTGTTATTTCCTCGTCATATATGTTTCAGGAATGTTAAAAAAAGTTTGCCCGATAGTGTGATTTTTGCTATTTTGGATAACCTGGACGTCAAAAAGTCTAATGCCATTCACAGGTATGGCTTCCTTGACCAGCTTTGCCACGCAGGATTGCCCGTTATTGTTTATGACTACCACATTACCTATCTCTAAAGGAACGTCTTCCTGTGGCGTTTCCTGGTCAGTACTGAGAGATGGGAAATCTTCCTTAATCTGCTTGGCTCTCATAACCTCAGTACGGAGAATATCTGCTATCCATTTTGGGCAATTTGGGGCAGTTGCCACCTTTTTACACGCTTCAAATAAAATATCTCTTTGTTGTTCGTATATGTTCATTAAACACCACCTGTCATTAATTCACGTTCACTTGTATAACCCTTAATGCCACTGACTTTCATAACCTTGTCTTTTAGTTTATCATTTCCGTTTACAGAAATTTCTATGGCGCCTCTCATAGCAGATATGACGTCACCATTTTCATCTACCAATGCTAGTGATGGCTGTAATTTGTCATTAGTTTGTTTGATAGAGTATTCTTCGTTAGCTGGTATCAAGGACATTCCATCTAACATATTATTGCTATCATATCTATATGTTTCAATTCCATTGTCAGTGTTCATCGTTATTTCAACATAACCCTGGTCATCGTTTATTGACATTCCACCGAGAATAGCATCTGTGCCAACTGTATCAAATTGACCTTTTTTGTCATTCTTGAATGCTGCAATAAATCTTCTACGTTCCATTTTGAAGTATTGGTAACATTTGTTTTTCTTCCAAAAATCACCATTCTTGATGTCCTTCCAAGAAGCACCACCTGGGAAAATGTTAGCTGCTATATTGAAAGCATTGTTAGCAGCATTTACCTGTGAAGGTGTGAGCATACTGTCAATGAGTTTCTTCAATTCTCGTTTTGAGTTATTCAAGTTGTTAATACGGCTATCAAATGTATTCATATATTCTGCAGACATTGTGGAATCAAGTCTATAACCGTCACCTGTTTCTTCAATACACATCTTTCTTAAACAGGTATTGTAGAAAGAATTAGCAGTTCTAATGTTAGAACAAATTTCGGTGTCAATAAGTACGCAATCAAAGAACTTCTTCAATCTATCAAGCATATCAAATACGCCGATATCAATAAGTGTGTCAAGATACTTTTGAAGGAATCTTCTTACACGTTCTTTATTTCTGTCTAACATATCAAGAAATTCAGTACACATAGCATAATACTGGTTGAGCATTTCTTTAACAGCACTCAAACCAAAATTATATGTAAAACCAAATGAACAGACCTGGTTCTTAAATTCTCTAAAGTCACCAACAACCTTATATAATTCTTCCTGTGGGCCTGGGTTGTAGTTCGTATATTTTCTTACTGTTCTACACAATAGAGAATTTGGGTCTAATACTTGTTCAAGGAACTCTGTACATCTGAACAAGCCTTGACATATCGCATCAAAATCAAAATTCAGCAGCTTGTCCACCAGCCATTTTTGGAACACTCGGATAGCATTCAGGATAGTGTCAATGCCGACATCAATTACGAATCTGACAATAGACATTAGAGTATTCCATAGTGTGTCGGCAGCTTTCAACAATGCTTTAGAAGTTTTCTGTGCGACTTCCAACGCAGCTTTCACTAATAGAAAACTACCATAAATGTATTCGCAAAGTATATCACCTATTCCCATTATCTAGTTCCTTTACCTGTTTGTTCGTTTTCGGTCACATCTTGTTCGGCAATAGTCCAATCGTCATAGTGTACTGTCATAGAGTATTTTAATGCTTCTTGTCCTTCGTAAGTCAAACTACCTGTATCTATTTTTGTAACAATACAGTTTCTCAAATGATACAAATAAGTAGGATTTCCACCTGCTCTATCACCAACAACAATTTCTATTCTGTTAAAAATCACCGTAAATTCTTTATGGATATAATTTGAATTTGAAGGTGTAGCATTTTTAAATTGTTTAAAGAAATTGTAAACAACAAAATTGTTTTCGTGTGGGTCTGTATGAGTATAAAATTCTATTGTTGTATCGCCCCCGTGTTTTCTAAGTACTGGAAATGATTTTTCACTACCTAGAAAGTGTTTTTGAACAATAGAAGTTTCAAATGAAGGCAAATCTGCTTTAATAGCAATCATACTTCTATCAGTATCATTGTTTAATGAATAACCTAAACTTTTGTCCTTATAAATTGAGTCCAAGTGAAAATTCACTTTGAAAATATAGTTACTTAAAGGGGCAGAAGGTGGTTTCTGTAACATTTCTTTATGTAATTCTAATAATGCCATTAATTATCTCCTGCGCAAGTATCATTTATTTGTGATTCACCATTACCCAATACTTTGAAATAGTCATAAGAAAATGTTGCGGACTTCGTAATTACTTCATTATCATTGTCATAAGACATTTCAGTAGAACCAATTTTAGTAACAAAACAGTTATGAAATTCAATAATTACAGGATGTTTCTTTTGTATTCTATCTTCTCTAGGATTTAGATAGTATATTGTATTTGGGTTAATGATAATCATTCTAATTGTTCTTCGTCCTGCATCGTTAATTTTAGTGAAATTTTGATTGAATGAATAACCACCCTTACCTTCAAAATAAGCATCACATACTGATTCAGCGTGGAAAAGTTCTTCCAAAATTTTTGTTACTTTGAATGTAGTATTTTCATTGAACTTAATTTCCAATTCACCAGAGTTTTGAGCACGTCCTGGTAGTTTACCTTCAACACCAGCAAAATAAACTGGAATTGTGTTAATGTTTCTTTCAGGCCAAGTACACGAAACGACTGCTTTTGCTAAGGTACGAGCATAATCGTCTGTTGTTTGGTTTACAAATAGCTGTGTAAAGTCCATTTCAAAAGACCACAATGGAACTGGGGCTTTATCGTAAAAATCATTATCCCAAATTGAATGAATAGACATTATTATACCTCTAACTATTTATTACATATTTTGTTTATATGCAGCATCAAATGTATTTCTATCACCAGCATTCAATCCCATAGCATTTAGACCTGCCTCATAATATGTTCCTGTCTTGCCTTTCTTTACCCCTGCTTTTTTATCAAAGTCGGCGGCTCTTTGTGCCATTTCTTTGATTTCGGACTTACTAAACTCTGATTTTTCTTCTTTCTTTTGTTGTGGTTTAGAAGCTATCTCTGGTTTAGTATCTTTATTCTCATTGACCTTAACATTCTCTATTTTAGTTGGGTTAGGATTTGAAGTTGGTCCTTGTGGTCCTTTGTTTCCACCTGTTTGTTGTCCTATATGTTCGTTACTAGCAACTTGTGTTTCTTGAACAGGTGGGTTACTTACTGGTGACGAATCATCCAAATCCAAATCTTCCAATTCAGCAAGTTCAGGATTTCGTATCATATCCAAATCACTTTCATTTGCGGACTGTTTCCACATTTCGGTTTGTAGTTCAGGTTCAACTTCATCACTATCCAAATCCAATCCCATTAGTTCGCTATATGCAGGGTCATATAGTTGTTCTTCTTTAATCATATCCAAATCGGACTGATTAGTGCTTTGTTTCCAATCGTTTTCTATATCTTCTTTATTAGAAACGGACTGACCATTTATATCCACACCATCATATTTGACTTTTCCGTTTGGGTCATAAATTTGGTCTTGTGGAGTTGGTTTTGGTTTTTCTAGTTCTTCAGCATAATCAACTGGTTCGTCAATCGCCTGTCTATAATAAGTTTCAAATGATAATGTTACTGTGACTTTACAAGGACTTTCATTTTGATAGTCATAATTATATACTGTATAATTTACAATTTTCAAATTCTCAAAATGATATAAGAACTTGTATCTCCATAAATTGTTATTCAAAACTTTAATTTGAATAATAGGTATTACTTTGTCTATATTATAAACACCATAGTTAGTCATTAAACCATTACTGAATTTTTGGTTTAATTTATAACCCATATAATCAAATACTTTCTTTAGTGTACAAGAATAGTTATTGTTTTTATCGTCCATATATTCGTAGAAATCCAAAGTCAATTCTTTACAAGAATCATATTTTGGAGTAACGAAAACTTGTGCGACATTACCATATTCAATAGTTTCTTCTTCGTATTCAAGTTTAGGAATCGTAAACCCTGTACAATTAACAAGTGGCTCTTCTTTATTGTTCAATGTGATAAGAACTTCAAACGCATCAGATAGTTTGATTGACTTATTATGCCAAAAATCTGTTATGTTTACAAATTGACCTAACATAAGTTATCCCCTTCTTTGAACATAGAATGAACCAACTCTAGCTTCATTAGCTTGTCCACTTGCATTCTTTTGTTTGAAATCTGATGCGAAACCAATAGAACCATCTTGGTTTTGAATAACCGTAACTGCGTGTCCGTATTTTGAACCATCAGCATAAGTAATGTTAATGACATCACCAACTTTCAAATCACCATTCTTAACCATCTTATTCAAATCGGCCGCACCATTACCAGATAGACCTTGAACTCTCTTATAACCATATCTACTCAAATCTTGGTTTTCACCATTACCAGCAACAGCACCCAAATCTTTCTGTCCAGTAGTAATAGCAGCTACAAGATATGTTGAAGTAGCACACAAACCATTTATACCCTTTTGATATGAATCTGTGATATAACCTTCTTTCTGTAAGTATTTAACAACCTGTGTAGTGTCATTTGTGTTAATGCCCGCAGTACGCATTCTGTCAAGTAACGCATCATAATTGGCTTCTCTGTTTTTGTTGTCACTTGTAAATTGTGTTAGTTTGTTATTAGAATTAGGTATGATACTGTAATCTACACCGAAATTGACATTACCATAAGTAAATTCGGTATTCTGTATATTCTGTTCCATAGTATCAAGATTTGGGTTGTATTGGTTATTAACAGCAACATTTCTTTGTCCAGTAATTGTTCCCATTGATTCAGACCAATTTTCTACAATACTATCCACAATAAATGAAGTACTCATTGTGACTTGACCAGCGGCACCATCACGCTTAAATTGTGGTTCATCATAAGAAACCAAATGACAAATGTATGCTGTGGATTTAGACTTGTCATAACGATTATGTTCTTCAAATTCTGTAATGACAACAGTAATTCTCCACGGCACCTTTCCGTAAGAATTAGAATTTAGTTTATCCACAAATTGTGTGATTTCCATAGTATCGGTTTCTTCAAAGGATATATCAAGTTTTCGTGAAGCTATATTCCATACAGGGATAGTGAAGATTGTATTACCCAAATACATTGAGCCTTCACTTGCTTGCCCTTCAATTTTTGGAACACTTACATTTGTAACGCAATATGTTAATTTATCATCATCAACCCCAGGAAGTCCAGTAAAGAACTTTGCCACAAATCTAAATGGCAATTTAGGTCGCATATTCCAAAACTTATTTATAGAAAGTCCACGCATTGTAATATATTTATACTAATAAATACATTATGGTAACAGATGAAGAAAGAAAATTAGCCAGAGAGTACGTCAATAAAAAGTACGAAAAGAAAAGTTCAGCATATATGAACGCTACTAATGACAAGCAGAGAATGCGTATGATTGCAGACGAATCTATGTTTGGAAAAGAAGATTTGGACTATAAAATTTTGGACGGTACTGCAAACGAAGCTGCTATTAAGCAGTATGCTATGTATCGTCAAAACCAAATAATGAAAACAGATGCTGAAATCAAGGCTAAAAATGAGCGAAATTCCGTAGAAGCTTGGCGTAAAGGTGATGCTAAAGTTATTGCCGTAATTGGTGATACTTATAATGAAGTAGACCCAGCATATATGGGTGGTGCTAATACCAATGTTCAATTACCTGAAAAACTTGAACCTGATACTACAGCACCAAATATAATAAATGTATCAAATGATAGTACAGAAAATAGTTTATATGAAGAATATGGAAACAACTATTTTGAACTAATTACTTATGATAACATATTTAAAAGCAAAAATAACTCTGCTGGTGCATTAACATTAGCTGGTGTATTGAAAGACATTCCTTCATTTGGTTTGACAACAGAATGGGATAAAGGTCCTGCTGCGTCAATTTCTGATACTGTTAAGAATTTTATGTGTTCACCTGGTGTAGAAATGGTTACAACATTAGGTGGACACGACCGTGCTTGGATGAATTTAGATGAAGGTACTGACAGAACATATAAAACAACAAGTAGACCTTCTTTTGATTTGTCATTCAAATTATACACAAACGAAAATATAGGTTCTAAATCATTGACAACATATCAAACTTGGTTAAAAGCATTATCATTGTATGCTATGCCAAGTGTGGATGCTAAGGTGTCAATAAATGCTATGGCAAACAATGCTTTGAATGGTATTTATGGTTGTGTGGATTTAGCAGACCAAATAGTAGATGCGGCAAAGAAAACATTTAATACTTCAATGAATGATACAGATAAAGACTTTCTTGACACAATGGCAGATGTAGCGACAAATGTTGTTAATACAGCCGCCGGTGCTATTGAAAGCAGAAATGGTGAATGGAGAGTTTCGTCAAATAATAACTTGAAAAATTACTATGGTGCTAAATTATGGTATTTGAAAATCTTACCTGGTATATTTAGAAAGCCTTTGGTAGTTTATATTTCTAATTGGGGTATAACTTATTCTAAAGAAATAAACCCAAATACAGGAAAACCTATTTGGGTTGAATTTAAGATAAATTGTCAAATGGACCAGATAGCAAGTGCACCTATTTGGATGAAGTATTTAAGAAATACTACAAAACCAAATGCATATAAATTAGATTATGAAGAAACGATTACGGACTTAGAACAGTCTCGTTAATCTTAATTGCTTGTGGAACTAATATATTGTAAATATATCTGTTAGACAATGACAATCTAGTTTCCAAAGATACATCAAAATTTATCCATAAGGGCTTAGGTACACTAATGCCCTGTTCTTTTACCATCTGGAATTGTCTACTTGGTGTAAATGAAAAACTCTTTACAATCCAGTCTATATTTAATTGACTTGTAACAGTATTTCCACTTGTGTCTTTAGAATTTACATATAAATCTCTTTTGTTGATTTTATCACCCAAAAGAAAATTTACAGTAAAATTACCATTGTTCTTACCATTACCAGTAGTAGATACAATTTTATTATAAGTAGAATCTGCAGTTTCTACTAAACTCTTTGCCGCTGAAGCAAATTTATTTTTTCTTGCTTCTTTTTCACCTGGTTTATCGTTTGGGTTATCTCTGTCGGAAAATCCAGCTACGAATGTTTTACCAGCATCTATAACAGTACCAATTACATTTGAAGTTCCTGCCACTGTGTTATTTAATGTACTTGCTATATCGTCACCAAGTCCACGTCCGTCAGGGTTGTTTTCGGAAGATGAAGATTTTACAGGAGAACATATATGAGTTAAGAACAAAATTACATCGTTATAGTTTGTACATTTCATTCTATTATTGTTATATGCTCTGAATTTTAATTGGATTTGAATTGGTTGAGCATCACCACTCATTTTTTGTTGTGTCCAAGCGTCAGAACAAATAAATGGTTGGAAACCTGCGTCGGATTGTCCAGCAAGAAATTTAACAAATTTACTGTTTACGAAACTTTCTATCTTTTTACCAATGACAGCACCACCTGCATCACCCCAGTTAGTTTGAAAATTTAATGACAAATTCTCTAGCATAATTCCAGTAAAACCATCTAAAGTTAATCTCCAATAATTACTGTTATAAGTATAAAAATCATTATGAAATAGACTTATACTGAAACCATTTCCTATTCCTAGATAGGAAGATGTTTTAGCTGTTTGTACGTGTGATTGTTTATATACTTCAAATAAACTCATTAGATACTCCAAACAGCACTGGCTTTCTGTGTTCCATTTTCACTAATAGCAGTATTAGTCAAAATGCCCTGTAGAATTTCGTTAGTTCTATCTATCTTTTCTGTAACTTGGTTTATATCAACCTGATAGTTCATTGTGATGTTTTGTAGATTATTGGTCTTCTTTCCGTCAGATGCTTGAGCATTGTTTTGTGCTAAAGAATTACCAATTTCAATCTTGTTCTTTTCAATGCTTATTACAGCCAATTTGATGTCAGTTAACAAAGCAATAGTATCTAAACGCATTTGTTCAAATCCTTTAATGAACTCATTAAATGGGTTACTCTGTTTAGCTTCTTCCTTTGTATCAGAAGAGAAAAGTCCAGCTAATTTATTCTTAATTCCTGTAGCGACATCAGCAACACCACCAAAGATAGTCTTTGCTATATTGCTTGCTCCATTGAAAATGTTACCAATTTTATCTACAACATTACCAACAAATTCTTTGACAGCACGAATAATACCGAGCATTTCATCATAGAATTGGAATACTCTTACAAAAGCATCTTCCATAAATTTAAAAACTTTTGAAGAATAAAGTTTATCCAAGAAATAGTTAAATGTAGATTTTAGATTTTCTCTAAATGTATCTCCGAGTAGATAGTCTTTAACTTCAATTAAAGTATCTTTAACTGATGTAAACAAATTCTCTAAAATACTTTCGCCTTCGGCTTCGTCTCTGGTATCAGAACCAAAGAAACCACCGACTAAACTCTTAAATCCACTTACTACACTCTTACCAACTTCAACGGCTGTGCCAACAGGGTTCTTGATAAAATCTCGTAAAAGATTAACCATACCTTCAAATACAGGTTGAAGTTCCATTATTATATCTCTAATTGGAGTAAGCAAAGTAATGAGAACATCGCTCACCAAATTAAATGTTTTATTGACTGTATCTATTAAATTTTCTGTTAAGGTGAATACACCAGCAATAGTTCTAGCAATACCACCTAAAATACCACCAATAACAGTATTGATGACATCATACAAATTAGAGAATATGTTAATCAAGTTCGTCAGCATTGTACCTATAGGACCTTTAATCATATCAAGTATATCTGCTGCAATACCTAATACTCTACCAAAAATAGGCACAATCTTTTTGATTTCGTCTTTGAACAACAAAGTCAATAGAACGATAGCACCAATAATCAAGAACACATAAGGACCAATAGCAGAGTGTAATGCGGCTACACCTTTGACTAATAATTTCGTAATGAATTTATCTGCCATAGTAAAGAATTTAGAAACAACACCAAGTAATGCTCCACCAATACCTGATATATCTGCTTTGGCTTTTACACCTGCAGTTGACATATTCTTATTGACATTGGCTTCTTTGTTCCAAATCTTTGCGACTTTCTTTGGGTTAGACCATAGGCTAAAAAACTTACGCTTTAATTGTTCGTCATTCTTTCCGAACAATGTTTTAACGGCCGCCACAGGTTTCTTTGTTATACTTCGTAATTTCTCTCTTACGGCTGCTATTGGATTTGGATTAGCAATCTTTGTTTTCAATCCACTAAAAGCAGCAGAAATGTTACTACCTATTGCTTTGAATGGAGTTGCCAAATTCTTTAAACCTTTATTGAAGGTATCACTAATCTTATTTCCGAGTGCGTTTAGTGAGAAGGATTTAGATAATGACTTTCCCAAGTTGGATAAAGCATTAGAAGTTTTATCCAATTTTACTGATACTGAATCCTTAAAATCTTTAACTAAATCCATTGTTAAATGGATGTTGTCTGCGATTTTTGAAAGAATTTTAGTATTTGTGTTTATTGCGGCTGCATTATCCATCTATTATACCTCATAGTATTTATAGCCAAAATACATCATTGAAGGACTGATTATCACTTTCGTCAATTCCGTTATCCACTCTATCAAAACTTTGGCCGTCAATGAATGATACAGAATTGTCAGTCAACAAATTATTTCCACTTCCATAACTTTGGTTTTTAGGGCCACCCATCCAGGAGTTTCGTTCACCTTCCCAATCGTATTTGTGTGCTTCAGCTTTGAGAGCTTGTATGTAATCTTTCATAGCTTCTTCACGGGTCTTTACGATTTCTCTTTGTTCTTCCTGGAACTCTTTTTCTACTTTATCTAATCGTGCTTTCTCTTGGTTAGCCGCAATAGAAACACAAGCAGGACCACAATACTTTCTGTAACCTTCCGATATACTAATAAAATTGGTTGGTTTGCCACACATAGGGCAAATGCCATCTCCAGGTTTCTTTTCGTATCGGTCGTAATAGTCCTTAACACTTATGTTGTGTGTATTAAGATGGTAGAAAAATCTACGCATCATAATCTGTTTTGTAGAACCAGCTATACTGAAACCACAAATCTTACATTCTTTTGTACAAGTTTCATTGTTCGGGTCATTGGCTTTATTAGTGTTCGCCATTCTACAATTTTCACATTTCTTTTTATATCCTTTAGACATAGAAATAAATGTAGTAGGACCGCCACATACTTCACACTTTCCATCTGTATCACCAGCTACATACTTATCGTAGTATTCTTTTATTTGTAACTGATGACTAGAACGAAGGTGTTCGGATAACGCCTTCTCAGTCACAAATGGATGTCCACATTCACGGCACTTATAAACGAGTTTCATTTATTCCTCGTCGGTCAACAAATCTAAATCTAATGTTTCTACTTCAAATGTTACTGTGAACTTACTTAATTCGGATGTTTGACAAGTAAATTCGGCACTACTAATGTTACTCAAAATACAATGCCCGAATTTCAATTTTGAAATGACTTCATTGTTGTTAGACAAATTTATAACTTCAATCGTGTCAATACAGTCAAATCTCAAAAGTTCTTCACCAATTAAACTCTTTTTACCACAAGGATAACCATAACGCATATACATCGCCCAAGCATAAAATGCGTACCAGTTCTTTCTTGCTTCGTCTACTTGGAAGGTCATAGTAATAGTTTGTAATTCTCTCGCACCTATTGGGCTTGGGTGCTTTTGGTCTTCGTGTAAGTAGATAGAATGAAGAATTGGAATAGAAACATCAGGAACAGTAACGCTTTCAAGATACTGGTTCAAATTGTTCATATTCAATTTCTTTCCAGTGAAATTTGGAAAATTACTGAAACGCACAATAAACTTATTGTTATTGCTATTGTTAATATCTTCAACGAAATCTTGACCAGTTTCGTTTACAAATCCTATTGTATCTACGTTCTTTATTTCGTCCATATTAAATCTCTAATTCTAACTTAACTTGGTTATCTCGCATTAGTCCACTACAAGATGAATCTTCAATTTTCTGTACAATTTCGTAGCAGTATAAATCGTCATATATTTTTTGCCCATTGGATTCAATGAAAGCATATTCATCTACAATATCAGGACCATTAAAATCATAAGGCAATCTAATTTTCTTCTTTGAGTATTCATTTATCAAATATGACTGAACACTAGAAGTTGTAAATTCAAATCCTCTTACTGCAGACACAGCACTATCTGTTGTAGAAAGATACAAGTCTGTTGTTATTCCACTAACCAAATAATCGTTCAAATAAGCACTAGACTTAACACAATATACTGGCGTAATAAATGGTTTTTTATATTCAGGTTTTGCTGTATTCCAATGAATACCATCATCTGCAGAAGTTTGTTCATATAAGTATGCGCTTGTGCCACTTGTATTATTCACGAACAAAGCATCATAACCATATTCACTCTTGTTATAATCATAGTTCCACATATAATCAGTACGAATGTTACCTGATAATACGTGTGGCTCTTCTTCCCAAGCAGAAGGAACAGTATAATCATCTAATGGAATTGGGTCGCCCATTACAACTCTTGGAATGTTGAAACAGTTGAATACCAATCTTTCACTACCATTCAAGGTTATATTGAAATTAGCAATAGTGAAACCAACATAATCAGTATACACATAAGAACCACCTGATATTACAGGGTTCCAAACTTGATAGCCACTTGTATTGGATGTTGAATGACCTTTAGTAACAACACGAATATACATTGTTCGTTTGTTTACACCATCCACCCAGAATTGAATACCATTTTTAATGAGTGTGTCATCGTCAGAGTTATTATATTCTTGAACATTTGAAATATATTGTTCTGTAATCATTGGTTCGTCAGAACAAATAGTGTGAGCATATCCATAACCACTACAATCAGGACAAATAAAATAACCTGAACCAGCATGTTGTCCGTCACTACATCTTGGGCAAGGAATAACTTGTCTAATACCTAGATACTTCCAACCAGTTCCTTTACATTCTGGACATTTTACTTTGGTTGGATATACAGGTTCTTCATTTTTGTTTTCTTCTGTTGTACAAGTGAAACATCTTTGTCTAGCATATTGAACAGCATTATTACTGATTTCCAAAGTTGGGAATGAATCTTTCTTGAAAAGTTCTTCCAATTCAAATGTAGAACCTTCTTTGATATGGTCTGCTACGAAATACTCTAATTGGTCTTTAACTGTAATGTTAAAGAACTCTGAACTAATATCAATATCTCTGTTGGTATTGATAGTAATGAGTTTCACCCATTCCCATTTCGGATCTTCTGTAATACTATATGTTGCCATTATACACCATACTTATATGTAATCTTTAATCTTACAACTGGTAATTCATTATCCATACTGAAATTGACAATGTTGTTATTATCGTCTAATATACTGTCACAGAATGTTGCTTTGAGCTGAGTATATAAGTCACGAACCAAGTTGTCAATTTGTGTCCACTTCTCACCATTAATTTCTTCGTCTGCGAAATCTACATTTGGATAGTATCTGATTAAGATTTGTGGAATTACATACATCCAGAATGCTTTTTCTGTTAACTGAGAAGCATAATTACTTTGTATTGTTCCCAATCTCAAAATCGTTTCTTCTCTAGTGTTTGTTCCCATAGCTGTTACGAAGTATGGTAATGGAATAGCACGATTAACTTCACGAACCTTAGTAGCTTGGTTTATCCAATTCTTAACAAAGGTTTGAATGTTTGCAGTTTCTGCCTTTGTCAAACCATAACTAGCGGCTTGTGTAGTAGAGAAATTAGAAGTAGAATAGAAATCATCACCGTAAGATACAATCAATTTCAATGTAGAACTATTACCAAGTCTAATATCCTTGCTCATGTGTTCTGCGCCATTGAAGGTGATAAACACGCTGTTCTCAGTTTCATATACACCACTGTTAGTGAAAATTGTAGTGTCAAGAACATCTCTATATGTGTAATTGTCTGTTGTGAAGGAGTTCAAGATAATTCTAATTGTCTTGTTCTTCAATGAATCAACATTAAGAGCTGCGCCAGCATTGTCTTCTTTTGGCAATTTGATTACATTGTAGTTTTTGTATACGTTATCAAATTCTTTTCGTCTTGGGTCATTGTTTATGTTGTATGTAAACAAATCATCCACATTTGTAGTTTGAACAGAATAAATGTATTTAATATCCTGTGCTTTAATTATATCAGATACACGAATATCCAAATCCACAAAAGAAGTTTCTGGGCGACTGTTAAAGAATTTTACAATATCGGACTTGTAAATCTTTGTTCCGAAATTACAATTATTCTCTAACCACTTATAAATTTCGTTTTCAACATCACGCTTGTATTCTTGAAGTTTAGACAATGAATTTACATTGACTGTACCTACAACATCGTAATACTGAACGATTGGTGGGAACGAATACATTTTACTATTCATAATCATTCTTGGTATAGCATTATCACGAATAGTCTTAATGTTCTTCAACCATTGTTCAGATGGATTGTTCATATATTGAACTGCGTGGAATGAATCATAACTCCAAAGATACTTAATGAAATCTGTCAAATGACTCAAATAACTATTTGAAGTTCCATAAACAGAGAACACACCAGATTGGTTTGTAGAACTATCTGTAAGTACATTTATTGGAGAATATACTGTGGATTTTGTATTATACAAACTAGCAGCAATACAATAACAGATACAGTTCTGTATGTACTTGTATGTAGTATCGCCACCGTGGTCAAAGTCTTCAATTTCATCCTGACCCCAGGCTATTGCGTTCTTAACACGAATTGGGGTGCTTAAACCTTTGAAATAAGAAATGAAATCTTGCTTTGTAACGAGTTTGTTGTTACTAGCGAAATACAAAGGAGCATTATTCTTAATAGACTGTTGGTCTTCAAAATCAACACCATTAGCAATATCACTATTGAAAATGAGTTTAATGTTAGAACTCATATCAATAGGAGTAGAGCCAGCGAATGTTGCCCAAATTTTATTATTGACCTTTAGTTCGGAATTGGTTGTACCAACCTTATTTGCGTCGGCGCCATCACATTCAATGTACTGAACATAAATGTTTTGGTCTTCTTTATTCAAACCATTAGAAACA